CCTACGGTCAGGCCGGCAAGGCCAAGGGCGGCGGCGACCGCATCAAGCCTGGGACCGCCAAGGGTGATGCGTTCTGTGCTAGATCGTGGGGAATCATGCAGCGCAGCCCTGCGGCGGCACGCAACCCGAACAGCCCGCTGCGGCTCTCGCGTGCGAAGTGGAAGTGCAGCGGCAAGACCTCGAGAGGATAAACATCATGGCAAAGAAGACAGCAAAGCGCGGCCTGTACGCGAACATCAACGCACGGCGCAGGGCTGGCACCAGCCGCCCGAAGTCGAAGTCCACCGTGAGCCCCTCGGCATACAAGGCGATGAAGCGCGGATTCAAGTGAGGCACCCATGCGCGTCCGACTCGGCGGCAAGTACTGGACGCTGCGGTTCTCGCCGAACCTGCACGACTACGGGAACATGGTCGATCCCGGCAAGGCTGCCGGACGGGTGCTCCGCGTCGCAACATGGCAGAGCGAGGAGGAGCGGTTGGACACGACTCTCCATGAAGCCATACATTGCTGCCTACCACAGCTAGACGAGCAGGCCGTGACCGACCTCGCCAACGACCTGTCGCGCCTGCTGTGGAAGCTCGGGTACAGGCGCGAGCAGTAGGTTAAGGAAGTGGAAGTTACTCTTCCCAGTACACCTCCTCGCCGCGGCGGTACTTGGCGAGGTCGGCGTCGCGCCTGTGCGAGGTGTGGTGCTTGTCCAGGAATCGGCAGTAGTTGTTCGGGAACAGCAGGAACCTGCCGTCCGTCCGCTCGATGAGGTTGAGCGGCTTGTGTTCTTGAGGGTAACGACTAAACCCGTCACTCCAGTCAATGACGATCCCGGTGTGCCGGCCGCAGAACCCGCGCTCGGCGCTGGTTCCAATCACGGACAGCCCCTCGAGGTACTCAAGGTGCAGCGCCTCAACGTGGTCGCCCATCGCGCCCCAGGGCTGGAGGTCGCTCGGCTCGCAGAATCCGGGGAACGGGGTGAAGTCGAACGCCTTGGGGTCGTGCGCGAGCTTGTGGAGCGGAATGCCGCACCATTCCGCGCCCGTCTCGAGGAGGACGTGCGCCATCACGATCTGGCCGGGACGGGCGTATACGGCGTGCCAGATGCCGCGTGTCGTGCCGGCGGGCATCGTCGGCCCGAGCGCGGTGTTGCACACGTGGACGTACAGGTGAAACGGGAGATTGGCGTGGCGAGGCATATGCACGATGGTATACTTCGATTGCGGAGATGCGGGACTGCGGGAGTCGGAGCCCTATGACCCGCAAGGGGATCGCCAGAAGGCCGCGAGGTACGCCGCGATCCAGCGCAGCCTTTGGGGTAAGAACAACCTGCCGCCAAGGGGCAGACCACGGCGAAGCCGGGTGCTGCTCCATGTGACGAAACCTTGTCCGCTGGAGCGAAAGTGCTACAGATCCGCACAAGTGTGGGCGGTTCTGTCCGCGTGAATATGCGTGAATGCGCGTGCATCCGCGTGAATGCGCGTACACGATTCCCGTTGACCGATTGCGGTCAATGGTTGCTTTCGGCTGCCAGAACGCAGCCGTTCTGTATGCGTTTCGGTGGACGCATACAACTTTTGGGGCCGGATGGAGCTGGCATAAGAGAACGCCCCGCCGGCACGATGCCAGGCGGGGCGCATTCCGGGGGCAAAAGGCGGGAGCCGTCCGTGGCTACCCGTAAGGTCCGGTCGTGCCGACGCACGGGAACGATCCCGGGCATCGCGTCAGGACACACGCCGGACGGGAACATGGTATACTGCGCCCGAGCCTCGCGCAAGGGGCTTGAGCGGCTGGCACCGTTCGACATCTCAAGACCGTGGGCATGGCGGGTACAGCTCGCCAGCCGCTCCCCGCCATGCCTCGGTCATTGGAGTTGGATATGGCGACGAATTACCCTTGGTTCCCGTTCTACGCGGCCGACTGGACGCAGGGAACCGCGCACATGACGGCTACCCAGCGCGGCATCTACATCTCGCTGCTCGCATATCAGTGGGCGAACGGTTCCGTTCCGGCATGCGCGGAGCAATGCGGTCGCATTGCGGGCGCATATGCGATTGCAGATGCGGACTGGGATGCGGTCGCATCCAAGTTCGTCACGGACGGCGAGGTTATGCGGAACTCGCGCCTTGAGGAATGCAGGGTGTCGAATAATAAACGCTCTGATTCAGCCAAGCGGGCTGCGCAGGCCCGATGGGGGTCATGCGACCGCAATGCGGATGCAATGCAAGCGCAATGCGACCGCAATGCTAGTCAGAGTCATAGTCATAGTCACATTGAATCCCCCCCTCCCCCCCCTTCGCGGAAGGGGGGGAGGAGAGTGAAGGTGGAAAGGTTGCCGTTCTAGGAGCACGATCATGGCGAACTACGAAGATTTCATCGAGACGAAGCGGCTCATGCAGAACCTCTGGCCGAAGTGGAAGGCAGACGAGGAGGTCGGGAGGCTGCTGAACGAGCGGTGGGCGCACCTGCACCAGGACAAGCTGCGGGAGTGCATCCGCAACCACCGATTCATCCGCGAGGTCAAGCCGGACATCACGGCGATCCACAAGGCGTACTGCGACATGACCGCTGGCAAGGCGCTGTCTGCCGAGGGTGAGCACGCCGTCGAGCGCACCCGGAGGGAGGCGATCCAGAGCGCAGGCCCGACCCAGGCCGAGTACGAGGAATGGGATCAATGGGCGAAGGACGTACTCGCCACCGCGACCAAGCAGGAGATCGCTGCGTGCGAGGACCGGATGGGAATGATCTTCTCGAGCGACCGCGTCCGCGCAGTCGCCGTCGAGTATTGCCGAAGGAACAGGGACACACGCTGAATACGACCGCGTATACTCCGACCAACGAAAGGAACGAAATGAACTGGTACGTGATTTCTTGGCTCGCGGGGGAACCCGCCCGCAACTCCGTCGATGTTCCCGGCCTGATGGACTGGTGGAGGACGGTTCGTGCTGGTGAAAACTTCGGCTATGTCTGTCCCGATTTGGATGATCCACCGCTTCAACGGATCGTTTCCACCTGGAACGATGAGCGGCACCCCGGTCTGGAGCCGTTCAGGATCGGGAGGCTCGGCGAGCACCGGGAAGATTCCGACATCGACACGCCCTGCAACGACTACAGCTGCAGGGTGGAGATCGTTCCCGAGCACGACGCGCCGCACTTCGAGTACATGGGCGAGGACTTCGATGACAAGCACGCATGGTGGTGGCACTTCCGCAAGCCGGACGGCACCGTCGAGATGCGGACGGTCATCGAGATCGCCGTTGTCCAGCACCTCTCCGAGGCGTTCGAGCGGTCGAGGAAGCTCATGGACGAGGGCATGGAGATCGCCGAGAAGCGCGACAGCGAGGAGTGGCGCGACGACAAGCGCCAGCTCCGCAGCTCTTGGGAGGAGTTCAGGACGTGGTGCAGCGCCAAGCACGGCGTCATGCCACCGCCGGCAGGGCCGCTCTGGCCCGGTGAGCACGGGTACAAGGAATAATCGAGGGACGCGACCGCGGCTCGGTAGACTGCGCCGCATGGCGAGAAGGAAACCCAGGCGATGCCCCGTGCTGCTCGCCAACCTCGATGACTGCCTCCTCGGGGTCATGTACCCCCGCCCCGGAGAGGACGGGATAGCCGTCGCCGTATACTCGGCCGACATGATCGCGGCCCGACTGCGCGACCAGGAGAACATGACGATCAAGGAGGCCAGGATCTTCGTCACCGACAAGATCGAGCAAAGCGACTTCGGCGTCGGTACCCCGCGACTGATCTGGGCGGCAACCAGCGAGGATTTCGGCGAGACCGTGGCAAGTGCCTGATATACTCATGGCAATGGATATCAGTTCGTACAGCGATTTCAAGCAGGCGGTGAACAATGCAGTCACCGCGCAGGGACGCACCCGAAGCCAGATCGCACGCGACCTCGAGCAGGGAGGACGCCTCCGGGCACATACCGTCATGTGCCTCCTCTCGAACGCACCCGTGATCGGCAGGCGCACCGCCACGTTCGACTCCGCAGTCACCCTCGCAGATGCAGCAGGACTCCGCATCACACTCACCCCGAAGGAATCCGCCTAATGCCAAGCAAGTCACCCGCCCAGCGCCGGCTCATGGCGGCCGCGGCTCACAGCCGCAGCTTCGCCAAGAAGGTCGGCGTCCCCATGTCCGTCGCCAAGAAGTTCAACCGCGCCGACGTGAAGGCCAAGGGCCGAAAGCGCAAGTGACCAGGCTCGCGGCCTACGGCGAGAACGGCCGGCGAGTCGGCGAAAGCCACCACAATGCCACGATCCCCGAAGCAATTGTCAAGGAAATCCGCGACCTCCACGAGGAGCTCGGATGGGGCTATCGTCGCATCGCCAAGCACCTCGGACTCCGCTGGACCACCGTCAGCAAGATCTGCCGATACCAGCGCCGCGCCTCCCTCCCCGCCGAGTGGAAACGCATTGACGATGGACGTACATGACATCCCGGTAGGGGAACTCCACAACGACCCGGCAAACGTCCGAAAGCACGGGGAGCAGAACCTCGCAGCCATCAAGGCCAGCCTCACGCGCTTCGGGCAGCAGAAGCCCATCGTCGTGAACCGCGATGGCGTGGTCGTGGCCGGCAACGGCACCCTCATGGCCGCCCGCGCTCTGGGATGGCGCACCGTCAAAGCCGTCCGCACGGGCCTTGAGGGCGCCGAGGCCACCGCCTTCGCCATCGCCGACAACCGCACCGCCGAACTCGCCGAATGGGACGAGGGCGCCCTGCAGCAGCAGCTCGCGGCCATCGCCATCGAGGACGAGGAACTCCTCGCCGCCACGGGCTACGACGAGAAGGAACTCGCCCGCCTCGCGGCCGCCGCCGCCCCGGAGGTGACCGAGGACGAGGTGCCCGAGCCGCCTGCCGACCCCGTCACCCAACCCGGCGACCTTTGGCTCTTGGGCAAGCACCGCCTGCTCTGCGGGGACAGCACCAAGGCCGAGGACGTCGAGCGGCTCATGGACGGCCAGCGCGCCGACCTGATGCTGACCGACCCCCCATACAACGTCGACTACACGGGCAAGACCAAGGACGCGCTCAAGGTCGCCAACGACAGCATGGGCGACACCGACTTCCGCAAGTTCCTCGCCGCCTGCTTCGCAGAGGCATTCGGCAGCATGAAGCCCGGAGCGTCGTTCTACGTCTTCCACGCGGACATCGAGGGGTACAACTTCCGAGGAGCCGTCAAGGACTGCGGGCAGGTTGTGCGGCAGTGCCTCATCTGGCAGAAGGACGTCATGGTCTTCGGGCGCCAGGACTACCAGTGGCAGCACGAGCCGTGCCTCTACGGCTGGAAGGAAGGCGCCGCACACGGCTGGTACAGCGACCGGAAGCAGACCACGCTGCTGCGCTTCGACCGCCCCAAGCGCAGCGAGGAACACCCGACCATGAAGCCCGTGGCCATGTTCGCCTACCTGATGGGCAACAGCACCGCGCCCCAGGGACTGGCCTACGACCCCTTCCTCGGCAGCGGAACCACCCTCGTCGCCGCCGAGCAGCTTGGGCGCACCTGCTACGGCATGGAGATCAGCCCCGCGTACTGCGATGTGATCGTCAAGCGCTGGGAAACCCTCACCGGGCAGAAGGCCACCCGCGAAAGGCCGTGACATGAAGCGCAGGAAGCCGGCGAAGAACGCCACGGCGCTTGCGAACATTGACGCGAAACCGCTCGCCAAAGAAACGACAGGCGAGGGGGAGGGGAGGCCTCGCGCCGAGATGCGCCTGGTCATGCGCGCCATACGCGAGGGATGGGTCATCGACCCCGTGGTAAAGCAGGCCATCATCGGCCGCGCATCCCGCATCCTCGCCAACCCGGACGCCAAGCCTAGGGACATCGCCAGGGCGTCATCCACCCTCATCGCCATCGAGCGCCTCACCCTCGACGCCGCCAAGGAGGAGGACCGCATCACGCGCCTCGACAACGGGCAGCTCACGGAAACCGTTGGGATCATGGTCGTTACGGGCGTCCCGAAGCCGCAATGAAGCGCGTCGAATTGACCTACCACCCGCGTCCGTGGCAGCGAAACTGCCACATGCTGATGCGTCGATTCAACGTCCTTGCGCTCCATCGACGGGCCGGCAAAACGGAGCTTTCCATCATGGAACTCCTGCACGCAGCCCTTCAATGCAGCAAGGAACTCGGTTTCTACGTCTATGTAGCGCCGTATCTCAAGCAGGCAAAGGCGATTGCGTGGGCAAGGCTGAAGCAGAAGATCACCCCGCTGCTGCTGGAAAACCGCATTGACATCAACGAAGCAGACCTGTCCGTCACGTTCCGGCACAACAAGGCCACGATCCGCCTGTTCGGGGGTGACAACCCGGACGCCCTACGCGGAGTTCGCCTCGACGGCTGCGTCATTGACGAGGTCGCGCAGATCAAGCCGGAGGTATGGGAGGCCATCATCCAGCCAGCCCTCTCTGACCGTCAGGGGTGGGCGCTCTTCATCGGCACGCCCGCCGGGATCAACCTGTTCAGCGAGCTGTACTACCGCGCCGCGAGCGGCTCCCTCGAGGATTGGTATGCGGCGAAGTACACGGTCTACGACACCGACGCCCTCGCGCCCGACGAGGTCAAGCGCCTCGAGCGCGACATGCCGGAGGCCGCGTTCGCACGCGAATACCTCTGCGACTTCAGCGCAGCCGGCGACGATCAGCTCATCAGCCTGTCCGACGCCGAGGAGGCGGCACGGCGACAGTACCAGGACGGCGACATCATCGACCAGCCCCTCATCGTGGGCGTGGACCCGGCCCGGTTCGGGGATGACCGCAGCGTGATCGTCCTGCGCCAGGGGCTACGCATGGAGCCGCCCATCGTCCACCACGGGATCGACAACATGGCGCTTGCGGCAGCCGTCGCCAACGTCATCGAGGACCGCGACCCGGACGCCGTGTTCATCGACGCAGGGGCAGGGGCGGGCGTGATCGACCGCCTGCGGCAGCTCGGCTACGACGTGACCGAGGTGCAGTTCGGCGGCAAGGCCACCTACGCCAACCTGTTCGTCAACAAGCGAACCGAGATGTGGTGGGCCATACGCGAGTGGATACAGGCGGGCGGCTCGATCCCGAACGACATCACGCTGAAGCAGGAAATCAGCACCCCGATCTACTGGTACGACGCCGCCGGCAAGCGCGTGCTCGAGTCAAAGGACGAGATCAAGAAGCGGCTCCAGGGCGGCGGAAGCCCGGACATGGCTGACGCGCTCTGCCTCACGTTCGCCTACCCGGTCGCCAAGATGCTGCCACGCGAGGTGCGGGAGCGCATCGATACGCGCCCGAAGGACTACGACCCTTACGAGGAAGTCAGTACCCGTAACCGCTAGACGGAGGTCTACAGTCATGGTCAGGCAGGCAACGGAGCAGGACATCGAGGCAATCGCCGACATGGGCATGGAGTTCATGTCGGGCACCAGGTATGCATCCGTCCTGCCGGTCAACCGAGATGAAGTCCGAACAGCCATCCTCCAGCTTGCCTCGGTGGGCCGCGTCTGGGTGGCGGTGGTTGAAGGCCACGTTCGCGGGTTCATGGCAGCATCCATCATCCCGTGCTGGTTCAGCCAACGCTCGCGCATCGCGCTTGAGCACGTTTGGTGGATGCAGCCGGAGTTCCGCGGCCGACCGGAAGGCATCCGCCTGCTGCTTGAGTTCGAGCGGTGGGCGAAGGAGCAAGGGGCGCAAGTCGCCTGCATGTCAGACATCGTCCTCGAAGCCGGGAGTCCGGCAGGGTCGATCCTCCAGAGGCTCGGCTACGAGGTGAGCGAACGCACTTTCCTGAAGGTTCTCCAATGTTCGACCGCAGCATCCGACGAATCCACGACCTTTCCTCCCGCCGCGAGCGGCGATTCGTAGTCTCCGGCATCGGCAGCCTCCTCGCCGGCCTCGGCAGCGCCCTCGGAGCAAGCGCGGGAAGCGCCCTCGCCACGGGCCTCGCCGCAACCGCCGCGGGGACCGCAGCCGCCGGAACTGGCTACAGCATCGCCGCCGGCGAACGCGGCGCAAAGATGCAGCGCGAGGCGATGGGCCAGCAGAAGCAGGCGCAGGACGCCGCCGCCGCTGCCGCACGCAGCCAGCAGCGCCGCAGCCAGCAGGCGATGGCCGCCGCCAACAGGCAGGAACCCGCCGTCGCCGACATCATGGGGCGCGCCGCAGCCGAGATGGGCGGCGGCCCCTCGAGCACCATGCTCACCGGGCCGATGGGCGTGAACCCGCAGGAACTCCAGCTCGGACGCACCTCTCTCCTCGGGGGCTGAATGAGCGAGTACACCGGAGACAATCAGTCGTATCCCGGCGCTCCCACGCGGGATCGGCTGTTCACCCGGTGGGGACAACTCAAGTCAGAGCGTGCGTCCTGGTTCGCTCACTGGCAGGAACTCACCTCCTACATCCTGCCGCGCAACGGGCGCTACTTCCGCCAGGACCGCGACCGCGGGTACCGCCGCCACAACAACATCTACGACTCAACCGGAACTCGCGCCCTGCGCGTCCTCGGCGCTGGCATGATGTCGGGCGCGACCTCGCCGGCGCGGCAGTGGTTCCGCCTCGCCACGCCCGACCCGGAGCTGAACTCCTACGACCCGGTCAAGCTCTGGCTCGATGACGTGACCAAGCGCATGCAGCGCGTTTTCCAGAAGTCGAACACCTACAACGCGCTGCACCAGATGTACGAGGAGCTCGGCACGTTCGGCACCGCGGCGACCGTCCTGCTCCCCGACTACCAGAGCGTCATCCACCACTACCCGCTGACCTGCGGCGAGTACTGCATCTCGACCGATGCGAAGGGCCGCGTCTGCACTTTGTACCGCGAGTTCGAGATGACCGTCTCGCAGATGGTCAAGGAGTTCGGCCTCGAGAAGTGCAGCGTGTCGGTGCAGAACATGTACCGCACCGGGAACCTCGACCAGTGGGTGCCCGTGATCCACGCCATTGAGCCGCGTGCCGACCGCGACATCAAGAAGCGCGACGCCAAGAACATGCCGTGGGGATCGTGGTACTTCGAGGTCGGCGGCGAGGAGGGCGTGTTCCTGCGCGAGAGCGGGTTCCAGTACTTCCCCGCGCTCTGCCCGCGCTGGTCCGTGATCGGCGGCGACATCTACGGCAACAGCCCAGGCATGGAGGCGCTCGGAGACATCAAGCAGCTCCAGCACGAGCAGCTCCGCAAGGCGCAGGCCATCGACTACCAGACCAAGCCGCCGCTTCAGGTGCCGGCGTCCATGAAGAACCGCGACGTGGAGACGCTCCCGGGCGGGGTGTCGTACTACGACGGGCAGTCGAACGGGATCAAGACCGCGTTCGAGGTGAACCTGAACCTCCAGTACCTGCTGAACGACATCATGGACTGCCGCGAGCGCGTGCGTGGTTCGTTCTACGCGGACCTGTTCCTGATGCTCGCCAACACGCCGAACACCCGCATGACCGCCACCGAGGTTGCCGAGCGCCACGAGGAGAAGCTCCTCATGCTCGGCCCGGTGCTCGAGCGCCTGCACAACGAGCTGCTGTCCCCGCTGGTGGACATCACGTTCAACCGCATGGTCGCGTCCGGCGCACTCCCGCCGGCACCGCAGGAATTGCAGGGAATGGACCTGAACGTCGAGTTCGTCAGCATGCTGGCGCAGGCGCAGCGCGCCATCGGCACCAACGCCGTGGACCGCTTCGTCGGGAATCTCGGTGCCATCGCCCGCATGAAGCCCGACATCCTCGACAAGTTCGACCAGGACCAGTGGGCCGACGTATACGCCGACATGCTCGGCGTGGACCCGTCGCTCATTATCGCCGACAAGGAAGTCGCGGTCCTGCGCGACGCCCGCAATCAGGCGATGGCTGCGAAGGAACAGGCTGCCGCAATGCAGCAGACCTCGCAGAGCGTCAAGAACATGGCGCAGGCACCGACTGGGCAGCAGAACGCGCTGACCGACGTGATGAACATGTTCTCGGGGTACGGATCGCCCTCGGGCGTCGAAGTCTGAACAAAGGAACCATATGGCATATCTCAAGCAGGGCACGGATTTCCTCTTTGACAACACGACGAACGGGATCGTCGGCGTCCGCGTCGCGGGCATCGGTGATCGGTATTTCAGCACGAGCACGTTCCAGCCGTCCGCGTACAAGTCCGCGCCCGCCCTGTCCATTGCCGCGGCGGCATCGACGTTCACCAGCCTGACCTACGAGGCTGATGGAGCGAACGTGCGGCTCGTGAGCGCGGGCGTCCACGGCATCGCCGCGGGCTCGGTCGGGCACTTTGTGTACGTCACATGGGCGGGCGGGACCGGGGTCAACGGGTTCTACAAGATCCTTGATCGGTCAGTCACGACCAAGCTCACCATCGAACTCGCCCACGTCTCCGGCCTCGGAACCCCGACCGTGTCGCTCGTGAACTCGGACATCACGCTTGCGACGCAGACCATCCCGGCCGGGACGATGAATCTTGGCATGGTGCTGGAACTAGACATCTTGGTCGAATGCACGGGAAGCAGCAACAACAAGACGGTCAAGGCCAACCTCGGCTCGGCCGCCTGGTATTCGCAGACTTTCGCCTCGAGCTTCCAGAGCCTGTGCGTTGAGAAGAAGGCATGCGTCATCAGCCCAACGGACATCATCTCCAACGCGCTAGCCGCGCCCGGACACGGGGCCGCCACGGGCGCAATTGTCACGATGACCCCGTCTGGCGGCGTTGGCGCAGCACAGGATCTGACCATTGTCGGCAGCCTTGCCAATGCAGGGGAGTTCATGACCCTGCGTGCTTGGGGGCTGACGATCAACGGGTATTAACAGTACCCGTAAGCATTAGCCACGGGGATACAGTCCCGCCGTGAGCAATTACGACCCCCTCGACCTGCGGGGCCAGGAGCGCGACAGGGCTGACAAAGAGCTCCGCGAGCGCCTGGAACGGCAGAACGAGGAGGCCGACGTGAAGTGGCTCATGTCCAGCAAGCGAGGCCGTCGCATCGTGTGGCGGCTGCTGGACCAGGCGGGCGTGTTCCGCAGTTCCTTCAACACCAACGCGATGTCGATGGCATTCGCGGAGGGCGGCAGGAACTACGGGCTACGAATGCTCGGCATG